GTGTTCACTAAGTCCTTAACCGATAGTTTAAATTGATCTAGGGTTTCTACCAACTTTTCATCTATGTCATATTCTGCGGAAAGCATTAGCAACACCATTGAAACACCCAGACTATCTAGCTCACTGTCCATAAACATATCGTCCATGAGAAGTGGCATACCATTCTCAGAGGCAACTTGTGTATTTATATTAGCTAGTATCTCTTCTTCTTCAGTCATTATGGTATTGCTGTTCCACCAACGTCAGTCATTATACTGTTGTATAAGTTCTTGGTGTTAGCTTCTACGGTAGTACTAGGAGGATCACCTGTTTTAATTACGGAGTAGTAAATAGCCCAAGTCTCTAAGGCTTTAGCTAGTACTTTTTGTTTAGAGTCTACTTTAAATCCTAAAGTCTGTGCTACTATTAAGTCATCTTTTTTATCTTCAGTAACTTTTTGTGACTGCATTAACAAGTTCTGTGACCCAAGAAGTGTAATCTTAGCTGCTCCTTCAAGTACTTGTTTATCTACTAACAAACCTTGTTTACCAGTTAATGCTATCTTAGCTGTTCCTTCTTCTATCTGCTTATCTATCATAAGCCCTTGTTTCGTGTCTAGGCTAATTTTAGATGAACCTTCTTCTACCTGCTTGTCTACTAGTAAACCTTGCTTAGTTTCTATAGCTATCTTAGAACTTCCTTGCTCTACTTGTTTGTCTATTAGAACTCCTTGTTTTGTGTCTAGCGTAATCTTAGAAGTAGTTTCTTCAACCTGTTTATCTACTAGCAACTTTTGTGACTGTAGCATAGCAGATTGGTCTATCTGTATTTGAGTTTCTAAATATATCTTAGCTGATGTCTGAATTGCTGCTTGCATAGCACCAAGGTATACGTTGGCGTAATCAACGTTACTGATAGCTCCTGCTGTGTATTGGGATTTTATATGAGCAGTGATGGTTTCCATCATGTTGTCAAAAATACCACTACCAGTTACGGCAAAGGTAGTACCATCAGTAGCTACATTATTTGTAAATTCAGTAAAAGCTAAAGTCATTGTTATTCACTTTCTCCGTAGCTAATAGCGTATTTCTTAACGCGAGTTGCTACTTTGTTTCCAGTACGCTTACCATCAATAATTTCATCTTTGTGCAGAGTCATCATTGCTGAATTAGCAATTTTAATTAAAGACACTTCTAGTTCTACAGGGATGTCTAGTGGTACATTCTTAGCCATACCGAAAAAGTTATTCTCAAAACTTAGGTGTGCAGTAGTAACCATGTCAGCTTCACGTACATCTTTATTAGTAATTGTTACTACTTTAGTAAGGAAAGCTTCTTTTTTTGCTACTGCTATTTTTTGACGAGAACTTAAAACAGTATCTTTTTTTGTTTCTGCCTTAGCAGGTGCAGAGGAGGCAAGGGTTTCGTCTGGCGAAATAACACCTTTAGCCTCATCTACTAAATTTTTAAGTTTGGTAGTTTGTATATTACTTTGGAAACTTAGCCCAAGGGTATTAGCTTCTTCTACTAGTATTGATCTTTCTGTTGGTTGTGGCATGTTAAATCTTCTCAGTTGTTTAACGGGTTATAATAAATGGCTAGGACTCAAATGAATCCCAGCCATGTTCTACTTTACTCTACTGCTTACGAACTAGCGCAAACATATCCTTTAAGTAAACGTTCTTCGCGCAAGATGATACCTGCATACCACATGTTGTAGCTGAAGAAACCTTGATTACCATAAGGGTTAGCAAGTTCAGTCTTCTCAGGAGACTGACTGTTGAACTTGATTTTTCCTTTACCTTTAAGACCAACAGTAGCAAAAGAGCCTTTAGTTGGGAAAAGAATTGGGAAAACGTCAAAGTTGTCTCTGTCACCAGCAGTAGCAGAAGTATTATCTGTACCACCACTAGCAGAAAGAGCACCAACGTAGCTTTGAGGTACAACAGCACCACCAGCAGCGTATACAACAGCAGATTCTGACTCAATGAAACGAACATCGTTCATTGCGCCAACTTCGCCTTCAGCTAGGTTAGTAGCGTCTGCATACTTGTATGCTGGAACATAAGCGAACTCTTCAGCATTACCAGAACCTTTTGTAAGACCTTCAAGGTCATACTTAATTTCTGGGCCAATGATTGCATAAAACGCTTTATTGATTACACGGGTATCAATTTTAGTTGAACCTGTAACAATAGAAGTGTTTTTCTCAGCACGGTTACGTACAAGACGACGAGAGATCTTACGAACCATATCATAAGAAACTTGAGAATCCACATCGTCAGAACCTGAAGCAGAAGTGGTATCCTGTCCTACTGTCACAAGTGAAGTAGCAGTACCTACATACTGAATAGTAGTGGTATCAAGCATGTCTAACTGAATAAGATCTTCAGAACGACGATTAGCTAGATGACCTAACTCTTCACGATACTGAACCTGAACCATATCTTCAGAGAACATAGTAACGTCATCAGTGTAGTCTAACATCTCACCATATCGTGCAAACGCACAACTAATAGTTACTTTCTTTAAAGCAACCTTGTTTACTGCAGCTGCGCCTTCAGCAAGAGTAGGCATTCCAGATGATACGTCAGTAATATTACGTGCTGACAAATAACCTTTAGTGCCAAAAGCTGCGTTAGTTCCACCAACTTGTGAGCTTGGATCTAGAATACGATCATAGATATGAAGGAACTTACTAACCTTGTAAGTTTTGCCCATGTTCATAGGCATAGAACGACGATCAGAGAACTGAGCGTATACGTTTACGGCATTCGCAGCTTTAACACCTGCTTTGTCGTAATAATGAACAACAGTATTCGGACCGCCTGTGGCGTTCGTTCCTGCGTTATATTGATTTGTAGCCATTTTAGTTTACCATTTAATAAGTTTAATTTGCTTGTTCAAGATTCTTGTACCAAGCATCAAATTTTTCATCATTTCCATCGTCTAAATAATCGACGACACTTTTTTGTCCAGAACGGGAGCCTGTTGAAGTAGCTGCCCGTTTTGATTCAGCTTCTGATGATTCCTTACCAAATTTTGTTTCTGCTTCTTGTGCGCCTTTATTCAGATCATCTACCTGTTTCTGACCGTTATCAGTTTGAGTAGCTTTCTGGTATTCAGCACCTGCAAGAAGATAGTAATCTAAACTGGACTTAGAATTTCCATCTAACATCTGTAACTTTGCTGCTTCAGGAGCTACTTTAGCGTAGACACCTGATTTTACATCATTGTGCAGACCCAGAATAATATCGGGGTTGTCTGCAACACTTTTCCTAGACATATCATCCCACTGTTTGTCTATAACGTCAACAGTAGTACTATACTCTGGGTCTTTAGATATCTGAGAGTCTATCTCGTCTATCTTTATTTCAAAATCAGTTTTACCGTACCTTGTTGGGTTATACGGTGCATCATCATCCTCAAAACTTAAATCACTAAGATCTATATCTCTATCTGCAGCTAGTTTCTTTATAGCACCTTTGTCACCCTTTAAGATGTCTAGTGCCATATCAAACTGGTCTTGGGTGATACTTTCTTCTTCCAAGGCAGAAATCATTTTACGGTAAGGAGCTATCTTCTGCATTTTCTGCGTGTAGTCCATAGCTTTACCGAACACACCTTCAAACTGAGACATAATTTCGTCATCAGTAAATTCAAAGTCCTGTCCGTTAGCTTTAAACTTACGTTTAATAGCTTCCTTTACTTCATCTTCTTTAACTTCTTCTGATAAAGGTTCTTCTTCACTAGCAACTTCTTCAGAAGTTTCTGATGTTGTGTCTTCACTATCAGAGTCACTAACTGTTTCTTCAATAGGTTCATCTATTTGATCACTAGTGTCAGTATCGACTGTTTCAACACTATCACTAGTAGGATCAGATTTTTCTTCTTCCCTTCGGATAGCATTAATAGCATCCATAGGATCTATATCATTTTCTAAAATCTCGTCTTCTGAAAGTTCCTGAGACATTATTCAGGATCTCCTTCTGTACCTTCTTGAGTAGCTCCTTCGTAAAAGTTTTCAATCATAGCAAAAAAGTACTGCAGATTGCTCACAGAAACGAGGTCTTCCATTACATCACCACGTTCACCACGTTGTTTAATTCCTGGGACTGCTAAAAGACTAACAGAAGATTTAACCTTTTTAGTTAAGTAACCTTCCATAATAACTTTTATAAAGTCAGGATTCTTTTGTAAACGGTGTAAAGCCTCACCCATGTCTAGGTACTCGTTTAACTCTACTGTCTCTAATTCTACTTCGTTTTCTGGGTTGCTCACGATGAGTCCTCTGGTTTATGTAAATAAGTTTTTTATTTATACTATAATTTAATTAACTTGTAAACTAGTACTGTATCTAATGTTTACAGGTATCCCACTATTAATGGTGTATTACTTGTGTTAACCATTCATAATATCTGCAGACTTTAAGTCTAGTTTTGTCATACGATCATGATCCTTCTTCGTTAATTCGTCAGCCATGTCTTCACCTGTAACCTTACTCATAAAGTCTAGATCTTTAATGTCTGTATCTGAATTTACAAGTCTTGCTTTAGCTTCAGCTAGTACAGCGTTAGCAGTTTTAAGTCGCATATCAACTTGATTTTCCATAGCCCTAGATTCACGCTCATTAATCTCAGCTTCCAGCTTACGCATCTCTAGAGAATGCATCTGTGCTTGATGCTCATCAGGTTGTGGTTGATATTCTTTAAGTGACTTGGCTAGGTCTGGCATTTTATGTAACCTAGCTACCTGACTCATAAGAAGATTTCTCATTCCTGCGTCCATACCTTGTCCAAGTGTTTGCAGTAAGAATGAAAGTTGTTGTCCTTTACTTGAGTTATCTTCAGCTGTTGATACTTCTATTTCAATATCAATGTCACCTCTAAGATCGTCTTTCCTTATTGTTACAAACTCTTCATTTGTTATACGAACAACCTCTTCGTCTTTTAACCACTTAGAGTTGTACGATAACCATTTACGCATAAGAGGTTTAACTAAGTTTTCAGCTATGTTTCTTACAATATCCAATCTTCGTACAGACACAGCATCTAGTGCTCCTCTGGCAGAAGTAGCTGTTGAACCTAAACTTGCTCCACTAATACCACCAGCAAAACCTTTTACACCAGTAATAGATTCTGTCTCGTTATTAACTAGCTCTAATACAGAAAACACACTACTAGGTATAGGGTTGTAAGAACCTTCAAAAAAGTCACTAGACGAAGTGTTGTATTCAAAGTGTTTGTTACCAAGAAATCTTTTTCTGTTAAGTGTATCTAAGGCACCTTTACGTATACCTTTCTGACCATTATTAGAATTAGCCATGTTATCTATAATTCCACGCTTTATAGCGGTAGATATCTTTTGGTTATCACCAATAGTTTCTGCGTTAGCTTCACCTGTCATTTGGAAAGGTATAGAGTTATGAGCTACTACTAAGAATGGTATTTTATCATCAGGGTAAGGATTAGATTCTAGTCTAATAATAGTGTTGTTTATCCAAGTACAGACAATAGGTTTAGCTATACCAGTGTCTTCAATATCGTAATTACCCCAGTACTCATGAACAATTATTTTCTTTCTTGGTTGGTCTTTAAACTCAAAGTTTGTGTCATCTTCATTTTCAAAGTCACCTGTGTCTTTAACTAGGTTAAGTGCTACCTTATCCAGTTCTTTCTTCTTATACTTCTTGCTAGTTCTAAGAGTGGTTAGATCACTTTCATACCTATGTATTATAAACTGGCATTTATCAATATCACCAAGACAAGTAGGATCAATGTAAATATCTTCTATACGACAAGTTTCAGCATAAGGTTTATTTACAGTAACATTTAGTTCTTTTACTAGTTTTGTACCTGTCTGTACAGGTTCCATAGTAGCTGGGTCTAACTCGTAAGTAGGGTACTCAACTTCAACTTCTTCATCTGCGTAGTCCCATGAACACTTAACTACAAGTGTACCCTCAGTAGTAAGTAGCTTTACTGCATCGGTAATAAACTTATACCTATTAAACTTTCTAGTAAACTGGTAGTTAAGTACTAATTCATTTTGTTCCGCTGCAGCTCTATCTTCTGATGTGATAGGTACACACTTTATAATATCACTAGTAGATAAAAAGGGATCTTTTAGAGAAGCATGTTGCCATTCATCTTGACGTTTTATGTCTCTAGACACTAATGAAGATTTACCTTTTACTTCATTACCGTAGTTTTCTCCGTTGTAAGCTTTCTTCCAAGTTTCTACTTGGCTTACAGTTTCTAAACGAAGGTTATCTGCAGCAGTTAAATCATCTTTTAGACTACTTAAAATTTTAGCTTTATCTACCATCTTGAAAACCTTTTTGAATTTTATTTAAGATAGTAAACATTACTTACCACCTTTATTGTGCAAATCAAATAGTGTCTTAACTTTATCAGATAAGATTTCTATACTGAGATTCATTTTAGCTAGTACAACAACAAGAGTAATAGCAGCAAGTACAATAGGCCAAATAGACATTAGTTCATCGATAATCATTTTGCCACCCTGTATAGTTCCCTAATATCTGATTGCATATCTCTTATAATATCTTCTTGTAGTTTGTAACCAGATTTTAATTGTTCAATTTGGTTATCTCTTACTTTTAACTCTAACTCTATACGTTCTTCACGAACA